CAAAGTCTGTACCGCCGCCGCCGTAGATTTCGTAATCTGATATATCAGAACCATTGTCTGCACTAAAGTCTTGTTCATTGTAAACTTCAGTATCAAAACACCAAATTTTTAAGTTGTAATCTTTGTATTCATCCATAATACCTTTGATTTCGCTAATCATATCTTTTGCTTGACTATTTCCAATTGAACCACTCATATCAAGTCCAACACAAATGTCAATAGTTTCCATAAAATTCATTCCTGGTAAAACCGCACCAGTATGCCAACCTTTACGTGAAGGACGGCTAAATGTATAATCATTACGAATAGTACTTTGGATTTGTTGACGTAGTATATCACGCCAGTTCATTTTAGGTTCAGTAAGTTCTTTAATTAAACGTTCTACTCCACTAGGAACATTACCAGCACCTGCAGATTGTGCAGATGAAATCATGTTTTCTTTAATTTCATCTCTAATTTTTCTTAGTTCGTCTTTTGTATATTTAGGTTTCTTTTTACTTTCAGTATTACCTTTTTTATCTTTGCCAGGTTGACTGTTAGCACCTTGTGTATCGCCTTCACCTTTTTCCCAGTCAATGTGTTCGTCTAAAAGTTCACCTAGTTGTTTTAATTCTTCTTCATCGTATTTTTTGTACAGCTCGTCATAAATTTCTTCTGAAGTCCAATCTTCATATTTAAAGTCTTGGAAGCAATCAACTAGTTTAGGCATCTGGCCTATTTTTTCTCTAACTAGTGTATTGTTAACTTTATAGTCTGCAGAAATATTATAAATTAACGGATTACGATCTTCTCTACGAGCTAAATGGTCAAATACACAATGTAAAATCTCATGTGCAATAACAAATTCAATTTCTTTGTTATCCATTGCATTAAAGAATTGTGTATTGTAATATAAGTTTTTGCCGTCTACTGCGGCTGTAGGACACCAGTCGTCTGCGGCAACAATACGCAAACGTGTTGCCATATTACCAAAGAAAGGATGTCTTAGCAACAATCCTACACGAGCAACAATGATACGATCAAGAACTTCAACTCTCATTTCTTCAAGTTGTTCTTGTGTAATATCTGGATTAGGTTGCCAGTGTTTTTTACCTTCTATGTTTCTTAACGGATAACTCATGTGCCATGTCCTCTGTTTATATATTTACTATAACAAATATGTGCCATTGTGTCAAGTAAAATGGTAAAAGGGGTTGCCCCCTTTTACCTTATGTGTTTGCCGCCTTAATATACTTACCAAAACGGTCATGGAATTCATCGAAACATTCAACTTCGTCTGGATCAATTGGAAGTTGGTATTGTGTAATAGCAACTTTAATACCCATAACAACAAGTTCAGTTTCAAAGTTATCCATTGCAAATCGCAGGAAGTTGTTAACCATTGAATCAAACTTTTTATCATTTTTATCTGATGCTTGTTTGAGTTCATAGCAGAGCGAAATAGTCAAGGAATACATGGCACTGATTTCTTGGTTTTTAAGCTCTTTAACTTTACCTGCAAGTATGTCAGTTGGGTTAGGCATTTGTGATGCAACCTTACGGTGCGCCATAAACTTGACAGCCAATCCTTCTCCAACTGAACCACTAACAAGATCTGTTGTGGTTACTTCGTCCTCTTCATCTTCAAGTAGTTCACTTACGAATGACCAACTACGTGGTGTAGCAAATGAACGACTCGGACTCTTAGGATCGAAATCGTATAAATCTTTCTTCGCAAAAGTTAAGTATCCAATTACATCTTTGTGCTGGTTGTTTTCTACAGCCCAAGCAAACCAGTCATCAAAGTCAACAGCCATTTCTAAGTGTACAAAACGGTTAGCTAACGGAGCAGGCATTCTATATGTAACACCTTTGTCAGTTTCTCTGTTACCTGCCGCAACAATTAGAACATTGTCTGGAAGTACATATTGACCAATTTTACGATTAAGGATTAATTGATATGCCGCGGCTTGTACTGCTGGAGCGGCTGAATTCATTTCGTCTAAGAACAAAATAATCCATTTATGTTTTTTTGCTAGTTTTGCATCGGGCAGTTCTGCGGGTGGTGCCCAAGCCATAATATTGTCATTTGCCGCATAATAGGGAATGCCTTTAATATCTGTAGGTTCCCATAGTGATAAACGAACATCGATTACATGACCTTCAATTTGACGTCCAATTTGGTGAATAATATCTGACTTACCAATACCTGGAGGTCCCCAAATAAAGATAGGTCGTTGTTTTTTAAATGCCCTAAGGATACTTTTCTTAGCCCCATTAGGAGTGACAGTGCGTAGTGCAGTAGTTTCCATTGTGTATTCCTCTTCTTGTGTTTTTTTCAGTGCCATACTTAATTAGTATAATACTAATATAGCACCTTTATAAACAAAGGTCAACCACTTTTGGATTCTTTTTTTTGCCTAGTTAATGCTTTTTGGAGGCCGTATTTCTTAACATCTCCACTGAAAAGATGTAGTTCGACAGCTTTCTTTTCGTTTGTTACAACTATTCCGTGTGTTCCTAACCAGTACGGACAATCAATAAATTGGTCTAACCAAATTAGTGTTTGTGTTGTTAATTTAAAATCTGCTGGAAATGGAACATCGTAAGTAGATAATCCTAGTTTCTCTTTTACAAACATTATTCCATCGTCTGTTAATCTTAACCCACCACTTTCTTTCTGTCTGATGTTTTGCCACCAAACAGGCATGTATTCTTTTATATTTGCTTCATTTACAGTTATGTCAGCATTTTTTAGGAAGATTTTTGTGTAGGTTAATTTCCAATTCATTCTTTAACTGTTTCACCTTGTGTAAGTTTTACAACAGTAAATTCGTTACACTGAAACATCTCATTCATTTTTTTGGCTAAATTGTGTGCATGTCCTGGATTTGAAAAACTTGTTTTCTTATATTTAGGACCAGGATAGCTTGTCAATATATTGGCGCTCTTTAGATTAAACGGTTTATTATTATGAAAAACCGCCCAAATAGCTTCTGCTTCTAATACTTGTTCGCTTCTGTATGTTTTCTTATTAACATATTCTAACAGAACATTTGGCTTAGGCCTGCTCATATGCGTTTCCTTTTTAATTATATACGCATATATTTATCTCTTTTTTATAGTAATAGTAGCAGTTTACCAGTCATTCCCGCCGTCAAGTTGTACCTCTATAGGTTCTTGTTCAGCAGATTTTGCATTTTCTTTAACATAAAGTTCTAAATCGCCGTGTAGTCTAGACATAACAATGCCTAAAGTAAATGCTAAACTTTTTGCTTGCGGCATTGTTAATCTAATTTCTTTTTGATTACCTGCATCAGCGGCTTTTACATTTTGTATAAAAGACTGTATAGAGCTAGTATTAAGAGGCTCTGTTGACACGCGATAACTCCTCACGCATTTCGAATTCAGTCTTAAATGGACCTCTATGTTCGTAGCGTTCTATTGTAATTAGTTTAGGACAAAAACTTTTGACCCAACCTTTTTCAAAATGTATTGTGTAATATCCCGCACAATATAAACTTTTTGATTTGTTACTTTTACTAAACAATGGTAATTTATTCCTAACATCGTACATAGGATTAAATGGTTCACAACTAGTAGGATAGCCATGAACATCATAATCGTTTGCAGGTTTTTTATCTGCTGTACTCCAAGTAATTTTACCTAGTGCTTTCTTCATTTGATTCATTGTACTAAAAACTTGTGTACCTTGTGTACAAGTATAAGTGTAACACTCGTCGCTTGCACTTAAGGTTCCAACTTTAGAACCGTTTTCTTCTACAATCCAAAACTTGTTTTTTAGTACTTCTTTTGCATTTATTGTCATTGTGGATACCTCGCTTGTAATGGTTCAGCAAAGTTTTGTGCTTGGTCTGCAACTCGTTGCATATCCCATTTAGCACAAAATTTCATTAATCTCATACCTACTTGTGAAATGTCTTTTGGTTCAACACTATTAATTACACTGTTAATTGTGTTACGAATTTCTTCTGGTTGTGCAGATAAATCACAAAGTGTTACGTTGCGATTATAATCATCTAGCACACGATGTTCTACACCTTCATGATCTACCCAACGCTGTAGCATCATGTTATTCCAGTTGTAGCCTTTTGTATTCTTATCAGCAAATGCTTCTTGTAAGCCTACTTTATTACGTGTACCTTTCTTGCGTACACCAGGAAATGCACTAAACACATTATCACTTGTGTCACCACGCATACATTTCTCAAATAGTAGCCATTCTGGATCAGGCGCTTCTTTAGGAAGTTTTGTTTTTTTGTCTATTACTTCTTTGCCTTTATCATCAAAGTAACCTTCATGTGTAATAGTTACATTCTGTACACCGTTGTATTGTTTTACATTAGGTGCAATTAGTTGTGCAAAGTCACCGTCGGTACTAATAATTACATGATCATCATCTGGATGACTTTGCACCCATCCTGCTATCAAATCATCTGCTTCTAGTTGCGGATGTTGGATCATAGTACAATTAGTCTTTGTACCGATAAACTCTTTAAACTCATCAAAGATTTCCCAAAACACTTTATCTTCTTCTGCTTGCGAAGGAGTCATTGCGTCACGTGTTTCTTGCCGATTGCGCTTGTAGGGCTCATAATAATCTTTACGCCAGCTACGACCTTCTAAGCAAAATACAACATGATCTGCGTCAAAGTCTTTCCACGCCTTTTTAATGCTGTTAAATGTAATATGTAATGCCATACCAACTTTTGTATCTATGTCACCACGTATAACATGACGAGCTCGGAAAAATGTATTTGCTGTGTCTACTAATATGTATGTACTCATGAAACTTCACTTTTATCCTTATCTACGGGTTTAACATTAATATAACCCATTTCACGGTCTGTGTCAAGATTGTCTTCTTCCAAAATCTGTCTTGCTAGAGTTTTAAACCAAGCATCAACTATTTGTTCATTAGTTTCACCCGAATAACCTGCATCTAAAAGTTGTTCAATAAATTCGTTATTCCAATCTAATTCAAAAAAACCATTTCGAATATTATCTTTGTTGACTTGAGTGTCTAATACAGCTACCCAAGGTTTACCTTCAGCAGTTGCTTGCTCTTTTTCTTTTTGAAGAACTTCTAGTCTCATTTCTTTTTGTGTCTTTGGTTCTTCTGTTTTTTCTTGTGCCTTTTTATCTTTTACAAGTTTATTCCACCATCCCATTATAGTAGTCCTTTCTTCCTTAGATCGTCATCTAAGTTTTTATTAATTGGTGCCTTCATTGCCTTTTCGTGTTGTTTATTTTTATACAAATCAAGTTCCCCAGGCATTTCCGAATAGCGATATGTGGAGTCGGGGTGTAAATCGCCATCCTCTTTGCATACAGACTTCTGCGACTTCTTTGACATTAAGATTGTATTCTTCACTGCGTCCACCCAAAGGCATACAGTAAACAGGACATTCCACTCCTGCTTTCTTATATGCTTCGACAGCTCTACCAGCTTCATTAATATCGTTTTCGTTAGCGACAACAAACTTAAGATACATGTCGCTACCGTCAACAAGGCTATACTCATGAGCAATGTTAGGCAGTATAGCAGTATCCCAAGGTTCTCCTGAAACGCTAAGTTTTGGGGAACAACTCCAAGTGATTGTAAATCTGTCTTGATTGTTGAGATAATCGAAGAACTCGTCGTGTAATGTTTGTGTAGTGTTTGTTTCAAATGTAACATTTTTCAAATCCCTCATGCGTGGATGTTCAAATAGTTCGATGTATAGCTTTTGCCACGCTAACAAAGGCTCACCACCTGTCATAATCAAGTGTACATCTTGTCCATTGTCCATTGTCCACTTACCTTCTGGAGTAAGTGAAAGTAGATGTTCAACAACTTCGTCAACTTCTGCAAGTTTGTTGAAGTGTTTAAACTCTGGATAGATACTTGCATATGTATCACAACCTGTGTG